TGACAATAGGCAAATCTAAGAGGACCTTCTTCCTCTTCTATGATAGATTCTGATAAGCTTCTGTAGAATATACCGTAAATGCTTTGAGATTTACCGTAATTATCAAATTCCGGGTGGAAACTATCCAGTATGATATCTACTACCCTAGCAAAATCTGAACCGGTGTTTCCGTCAGAAGGAGAAGCAAAACTATTACCTCCCAGAGAAGTATACCCTAATCCGTTCATTATTCTTCTTTTTCCTTATCTACATTATCTACCTCATCGGTAATTTCTTCTGATTCCTCTAATAAACTCTGTAAAGATTCGAAATCAAACATCTCATCTCCACCAGTTCCTTTAGCTGCCGCAGTTTCTATTCGTTGAATTACCGTCGCTAGCTTAATAAGATGTTCATCATTCTTTACTCCTATCTCCATATATTCTTTAATCATAGGTACAATAAGAGTAGCGTCGCCAATGTTCTCTATAAGAGGTTTAAGCTCACCTATAAGTGCTTTAATCTGTGCTCTAGTCTGAGTTGAGTTATCGTGTATTTCTCCAAAAAGATCAGATAGAGTCTTTCCGCCAAATATTTCTTTATCTAAACTCATATTGTTTCTTTATAAATATATTATAAAGTTTTATTAGCCAGTAGACCTAACTCATATAAATGCTGGTACTTCTCTTTAAAGTCTTCTTTAAGTACATTTATTACTTTGGTAAGATATGGGGTATCGCAGTTTGTCATCTCTCTAATATAGATATACAGAGCTTTTTTCTTGAAAATCTCTATATCATGCCTTGTTTTAAAAATAGTAAGAACAGCGTCTGCTATAGCTAATTCTGATTCTTTTTCAAACATTATATCTAACTTATCGTCAGTTTCTTCAACCCAACGATCAATAAATTTAGATAGAGTAATTGAACTAGGAGAATCTACATCTAAATCAGCGTTATAAGATTCTTCCATATCAGAAAAAGATCCAACTTGCTTTAACTTTTTATAATTCTTATTATTATAGTTTATAAGCCAACGCTTTACGATAGTACCGAAATACGAATATGCTTTAGCACCGTTAGTTGGATCAAACTTAGATATCTTCTCTTCTAAAAGAATACTAACGATTTCATGCTTTAAATCCTCTATCCGGTCAACATCCGTATAGTAGAACTTAAAAGTATGTATAATATTCTCTGCTAACTTATAAAATGGAAAATAAATATGATCAGTAAATATCTTATTTCTATATTCCTGATCTGTAGAGGTATTATATTTTACTATGTAGTCTTCGGTTTCCTTGGTAAAGTAGTTTGAACTACTCTTCTTTCTTGCCATAGTTTTCTGGGAGCATGTACCTGTCTAGCTCTTTTTGAACTTCCTTAATACGACTAAAAAATGCCCCCACCTCGTCGTCTGATTCGAAAATTCCTCTATCATCTAGTGATTTTATATGAGCTTGACTTTCTGCAATTAAATTTGATATATTTTGTAAATATTTTACTTGGTCTTCAACGACATCCTCGTACTTTTCAACTTTCACTAGTAGATTACGTAGAGCAATGCCCATAGTAATAGATAAAATAGAAGTAAAAACTAAAGATCCAACTAAAATCATAATTATTTATAGGTTTTTTAACATATTTGTAAGTCCTTCTGAAGATTTTACTGATCTTCCTGTAGAACTAGCTGTTTTTTGCACTTTTGGTGTAGCTGTCCCACCGTTTTTCTTCCACATATCGTATTCTACCTTGGATGCTAAGAAGTCTGCACTGTGTAGAATAGATACTATAGAGGTTTTTTGACGAGAACTCTCTTGATGACTAAAAAAGTAAGCTTCATTAGCTTTATCAAACACGCCATCATGTAATCTAATACCTAACCACTCTTTCTGACTAACTGGGATACCGAATTTTTGTAGTATAAACAGTGATCTGTCAGGGATAAGCATAAAATCAAGGTTAGGATTGTACGTATACATCTCTGAAAGTTTATCTTGACGCCATTTATCGGTCTGAGGTATGTAGTTTTCGGTATCTCCATCACCCATCTTACCTAAATCGTGAAATAATGCGGCAAAAACTAGTTCTTCATCGGTAAAATCAACTGTTCCACCCATCTCAGCGTACAACTTCTTCTGTTTTACCGCATATTCCACTACTCTATTAACATGGTCGATGTATCCACCGGCGAAAGCATTGTGATGCCATGATTTTCCACTAGCAGGAGCCATGATCATAGTCTCTGCCATGTGTTCTAACATTCGATTTACATCATTTTTACGATCTGTTATGTAGTGATCGACTATTTTAAGATGTTTATCCCAATTTGCTTGTATTTGCTCGGCTTGTAATGACATATTTTATATTTAATTATATATACTTATATATTTATATACTTATATATTATACTAATTTATAATTTTATATATATTCTATATAATAATATTTAATATAATACTTTTTTTTCTAAAGATCAACTATTCTACAATAAATTTTAATTCAAAGTCTTGAATTTTATAATCTCTTCCACCTTCCCAATATACATCCCCTGAAATAGTCAAGGTATCTCCTATCATTTCGTTTAGGATAGGGCCGACAATACGTTTAGTGTAAAAAGAATTACCCTTCTTACTTAGGTATATAGTCCCGTCCTGTACAGCATCTCCTTCGAATTTAGCCTCTATAAAAGGAGAATCATTATACCAATAGTACTCATTAGTTCCGTTAGCAAAGACTTCTATATTAAAACGATGTCCGGTAACGTGATAAAATCCATTAACATCTTGAGGTAGATCTACTAAGATCTTTGCGTTACATCCACCATCACATAGTGGAGGAAAATCTTCTTTAGTGCATGAACAGGTAAGAGCTAGTATTAATAGTAGTCCTAAAAACATATTGATATTAGTAGGATTACCGTCCTCTTGATATGCTCGATACAGAGTTATAACAAATAATACGATTGGAAAGAATATTGCGAATGCAACTAAAAAATGAACTAATAACATAACCTTTAAATTTTTATTTATATCTAAATATAAGAAAACTAAGTCAGGTAAGCAACTATTCAGGGGGTTTTTTTGGCTATAATGGCGACGCCGCCGCGCGAAACGCGCGAGTTGTCCCGCGATTTAGTCTTGAATATTATAACGTTTACCTAATCTTTCGATAACGCTTTTAGCTTCTTCAACGGTCATTCTAAAGAATTCCCGGTTCTTATTAACTCTAAAGGAGTCTAAATACTTATGTACTTCTTGTTCTAATTCGATACCATTAAAACACGAATAAGCCCATTCAACGTTAAAGTCTAATGCAACCCCGGTAGCAGCGTTTATTTGCTTGGCTCTAACACCAGGATCGTTCTTAGTATACCCTATCTTTACAAGACCGGGCATAGTGTCGTTAGTTAGGATATATACGTATTGTTTTCCAGTCCCTGGTTCAAATTGTAGAGTCTTAGATCTATTAGTATAGTAAGTAACATCTTCCCAACCTTCTTCAGCAGGAAATCTTTCTGATGTACTGGGAGTAAGTGTAAAGCCTACAGATGGACTATCTGTGTAATCATCGGAGACTTTGATTAATGATTGAGCTTCTTGTTCGCTTAACCTTCTAAAATTATTCATAACCTTTATTTATACCTTAATATAAGAAATTACTTTGTAACTTCCAACTCTTTTGCACTAAAGTCGTAGAGTTTATCTAAGCATTTCTTTATGATAGCACATTTTTCGTAGCATTCTAGAGCCTCAAAGTAGTACAACATGTCATTTAACCCTTGAGAAGTTTCTGCTAAGTCGTAGGCATTAGAGATCTTATAAATTTCTTCCTCTTTAGACCATTTTATCCTATCTAAATAATCATATAGCTTACAATAATACTTAAATTTAATGTATTTTCTCTTAGCCTTATACTCTTTAGGGTAATTTCTAGCGTACATAAGATCCATTAACCTGAAATTCTCTAAACCTCTTAGAACCATCCCCATTAGTACGTAAGGGTTCTTTAACACTTCTTCAAGATTATGTTCTTGATAGATTTGTTCATCTCCTTGTTCAAATATAGAGAATAAATTATTTGGATCTAAATTTTGCATCAATGATAAATAGTTCTTACCTTTAAGATAATGAAAAAATCGAAATTATACGTATTCGGCGATAGCTTTACTACCACAAGCGGTTTATCATTTATGGAATATTACTATAGATTAAATAAACGCCCGTCGGAACTGTATATAAAAGAGTATGACAGGGAAAATATAGAACCACCACCGGCAAAGGATGTAGCTCCTTACCATTGGAAATCTAAAGTAGCGGAAAACTTAGATTTAGAACTTATATATAAAGGAGGTGATGCTAGAGCCAATTACGATATATTAAAATGGTACTTAGAGTATACAGATAACTTTACTGATGATGATACTATTGTAATCGCTTTATCGGATCCTTGTAGATTTTTAGTACCCAATGCAGTTATCACAAATAAGAAAGATAATTTTATGTCGGATGGAGTTCCAAGGGGAACTGATATTGTAGAATCTTACCATCCACATGTATTTTATGGTCATGGTTTTAATGTAGATAAAAAGATAGAAAAGGCATATGCTTTCTTATCGGATACTGTTTATTTAGATAATACGAAAGAACTGAATAAATGGTGGTATGACTTTACTCGTAGTATTACTAGATTATCTAAAGGAAAGGTTTTCATCTTTAATTCTAGTATATGGACGCTCTTTCCTTCTATGAATGTAGAAACTAACGGAACAATAAATGATCATATACATTGGGGTAGAAGAGGAAATGAAATGTTTATTAAGGTACTTACCTACTGTATAGAGAATTCAATTACTGATCTATCTAGAGATAATGTAAGGAAAGTAAAGCAAAAGCTTTACGGAATCGGTGATTTCCTATAGGCAAAAATTTTGCCAAAAAATTTCCTCGATATTTTTGGTTCTTAACCTGAAAGTTCTTATATTAATAATATGAATAACGAACTGATTATTGCTATACTCACGTTTTCCATTGTAATGATGGTTCTAAATGTAGTCAAAGATCTATTAATAAAGAGATATAAGACACAGATACCAGAGTCCCATATTAGCAAGTCTGAAAAAAGATGGTGGATAGCTTATAGTATAGGCATTTTATTATTGATTCTTCTATATGGAAGAGCAGGACCGTAATAGGGTTACATATATAGAGGTACTGAAGAGTTTGCTTGCACTTATATTAGGAGGCTTTTTATGGCATATGGCAGCATATTTGATGTTAAGGTTTACCGTAGCCTAATATAATATATAAATATATATAAACCTATACACCGAAAATCATCAGCTCGATGAAAATAGGTATGGCAGAATCCCACGAGCGAGCAACCGTATAGGGAAATATACTGGCACCTTTATATCACCATTACATCACCTTTATCTCAAGATGAGATCAACTTTACAGTGGGTTGGGTTGGAGAATCGAAATTAAGTTCCTATATTAAGGGTATGTTTGAGATAAGAGATATAATGTTAAAGTCTAGCCATATAATGGCAGCCGTATATAGCTTCCAGAATGCCATAGGCAGCTCTATCGAGGGTACGATAGGAGGTAGATTAGGAGGAAGTAGATAGAGGGTATATATAGGAAGGTATATAGGAGAAGTTATATAGAGGGCCATTAAGGCCTTTTTTTTATGCCGCTACCTTATTACTTACAACACATATGCTTCCGGCCTTTAATACCTTAAGCACATCTAATGTATAAGTAGTCTTCTGAGACATCATATCATAAGTATAAAGAGAAAGGCTGGTACGTCCTATCTTACTTACATTCATACCCTGAATACCATTCCATACATTATAGCTCATCTCTCCTTTATACCCAACATAAGCTCCTAACTTATATGTCTTTCCGGCATAATGAAATTCCATATATGTATCTTCCGTTAGACGGGACATCATATCGAAAAATGGCTTG